TTGAGCGGGAATGGGGTTATTATCGCAATTTATATGATGGTGAAGATTTTAAAGTTAAAGAACTTGTGATTGCTCCGCATAGTGCGTTGAGTATGCAGAAACATAATCACAGAAGCGAAACGTGGAACATTGTTAGTGGTAAAGCATCTATTATAACAAATCATAGAATAACACTAGATCCATTTGATGGCGCTAATATCTGGCAACTACATAAAGATAACCCATATAATATACCAGCCAATACATGGCACCAAGGTAAGAATGATAGTGATGAGCCAGCTCATATTGTAGAAATATGGAAAGGCAAATCAGAGTTTTTAACAGAAGATGACATTGAAAGGTATGACCCATGAATGAAGAAACAAAAATTGCCCAACTGTGGACGCAGTTTAATCAGCAAAATCCTAATGCAGATATTATGGAATTTCAAGCACTAGTTGCTCGACAATTGAATTGTAGCTTACAAGAAGCAAAAGAACGCTCGCAACATTTATTATTGACAGAGTAAAAATCTATTGACTTCTTTAAAGATATGCGGTATTATTAATAATAATGAACAAGTGAGGAGAATATAATATGGGACAAAAATCACGGACAAGCCAAACAAGTAAAGGTGAACGTCGAAGTGTGTCAAAACACACTCAAAAAGCAGTACGCAGAGAGTATATGTCCAACCCTCTATTGCGTATGAACAATCAAATAAAAGCTTGGGCAGCAGGTAAAAAAGTAATGCTCACCGTTCCGAACAAAGGTGGTGATGCTGGTAAGATGCCATTTGTTCGTGTCGATGCTCGTGATGTCTGGGGTGTTCCAGGCAAGGGCTATATGATGAAAACACAAGGATAATATATTATGGTAATTGGTTTAGATAGCATAACTCGTGATGGAATGATTAGTGTTTTAACTTTTGATGTTGCGGAAGTAACATTTACAAAAAAAGATGGTACTGAGCGATTAATGAAATGTACATTACAAAAAAGTATTGTGCCTGCAGCCACCAACACAGACCCACTTAGTCAGAAAAAAGTTCGTGATGTTAATGAGCAGGTTCTTCCTGTGTGGGATATTGATAAGAGCGCATGGCGTTCATTCCGTGTTGATTCAGTAAAAGGGATTAAGGTATTATAATGAAGTTCAAGGTAACAGGTATCGAGAAAGAAACCACCACAGGTACTATTGATGATGATGGTAATGTGATCGATGCTAAAGGTGGTACTGAAATGATGAAGCAAGGCATTATTGATCGTCTCGATGATGACCTTCTTAATCAATTCAATATCATTCATTCGCGGGTTCGTAATGTAAGTAAAGACAAGAAGAATATTTTAGTTCTTCATGACTTAGCTGATGATCCTGAAGCAGTGCATCTGAAAGACCCAGACTCTCGTGCAAGGTTTGAAAAGTTAGTGTTTGTATCTAACTGGCAGTTCCAAACATACAATATGCGTCATGGTGTTCCTTATAGTGAATCTATAATATTAAGGAATGCTATTGAGCCTATTGAAGCACATGAAAAAGATATGGATGGACCAATTAATTTGATCTATCATACAACACCTCATCGTGGGCTTGAACTTCTTCTTCCTGTATATGAAGTATTGCATAACAAATGGGGTGATAAAATCCATCTTGATGTTTACTCTTCTTTTAACATATATGGTTGGCCGCAGCGAGATGAACAATATCAAGAGATATTTGATAAATGTAAAGCGCATCCTGGTATTGAGTATCATGGGTCTGTTCCTAATGATGAAATTCGTGAAGCATTGAAGAAAGCTCATATCTTTGCTTATCCATCTATATGGCAAGAAACATCTTGTATTGCTGCTATTGAAGCAATGAGTGCTCGGTGTGCTGTTGTATGCCCTAATTACGCTGCTCTAGCCGAAACTGTAAATGACTTTGGTCTTATCTATCAGTGGCATGAAGATCCAACAATGCATGCCAATCGACATCTACAATTACTTGATGCCGCAATTGCAGACTATCATAATCCTCGGCATATGGATAAACTAAACTTCCAGAAAATCTTTGTGGATAACTTCTATTCATGGGATGCACGTATGATTGAATGGAATAATATGTTGAGGAATCTGTAAGTCATTGATATTAAACAAATCTTTTTTTTATTAAAACAAAGAAACTTGTTGACTTATTTAATTATATGTAGTATTATTAGTATAATGAATGATTAAACAAGGAATAGATAATGTTTACACTAAAAAATATCGAAACAGGTACAGTAACCAATTTTAGACCATGGTCAGACGGGACTTTGGTTTTCGTTGAGCAGATTCACGATGGTGAGTATCTTGGTATCCAAGCTGATATGCTGGTTGAAGAAGCTCGTGAGTTTTGGCGTAAATGTATCAAGAACGGAGCAGTAAAATGAACTTATCTACTAGTCGTAAAAAGAAAAAAGTTACTCGCCGAGTTGATCCAAATGCACCTGTTTGGTTGGAAATCAATCCAGAATTTGAAAACTATTCAATGTCTAAACATTGGAGTTTCGTTTGGATGGGTGCTAATACTTCAATCAAAGATTATAAAGACGAAGCTATTAAATACAGCAAGAAACTTCGTAAAGAACAAATGCGGAAGTTTAAGTATTCTTCGATTCAACCATATAATTTTATGACAGTAGGTAAATACTGTTATGTTATGAATCGTGGTGGTTCTTTTGATCAAGAAACAATTGATTGGTTAGAAGGTAAGTGGAATGAACTTGAAGAAGTCGGTAAGACTGCTATTGAAGAGACTCCGATAGAAACAATTAAAAAACCAGTCGTTTCTATTCAAGACCGTATTCGTGATCAGATTAGTGATTATATTGGTGATATTGAAGAGCAAGTTGATTTGTTTTCTGAAGGTGGCTATAAGTCTGATTTTGATATGTACAAATGGCTTATGGCAAACAATGTAAAATCTCAACAAGCGAATGCTATTGGTGAGTATTATGTGCCATGGCGCGATGAGTTAGCTCAAATTGAAACGTCGAAATTGGTACATCCTTCATCCGATGAGCAACTCGTTGAAGGTTATTCTTATATGAAACCTGCTCAAGTTAAAAAGTTTGTTGAGTTTCTAAGCAGCATCATCAATGATTGTGATACGTGGAGTTCGAACCAGAAAACAGTTCGTAAGACTCGAATAAAAAAACCAGCGTCTGTTGAGAAACAAGTTGCTCGTATAAAATACGCAAAAGAAAACAAAGAGTTCAAGTTAGTAAGTATTAACCCTGCTCTGATTGTTGGTTGCAAACAGCTATGGGTTTTTAACACTAAATATCGTACACTCCAAAGGTATGATGCTCTTGGACCAACTGGTCTTTCAATTAAAGGTACCAGTATAAAAGGTTATGACGAGGATTTGTCTGTGTGTAAAAAACTAAGAAAACCTGAGCAAGTTTTACCTCGATTGTTAGATGGTGGTAAATTGATTCTTCGTAAGTTGATAGATGAAATAAGTAGTAAGCCATCAAAGCCTAATGGAAGAATCAATGGAGAGACGATATTACTTCGTGTGGTAAAATGACAGCAAACAATGTAATAAAATTTCCAACGCTGAATGATGATATAGGTTCAGCTCCTCCTCGTTCTGAGGAGGAGCTTGGTGCTTATTTCGACAAAAACAAGAAAGAATACATCGACCACATATGTGATCACTATTCACATTCATTATATAACAAACTAGGTGGTCATGGCTTTGAGATAATGGACGAAAACTTCATTACATACTTTACATATACCGTAGAAACTCTGAGGTATTGTTTGTATAAAAGTATGAGTATGGATCATCCATTAGCAAAACATATCGATGAAATGATAGAAATCATAGAAACTGATGATGAATTGCCAGATTTAGATTGACTTATTATTAAAAATGATATATAATAGTACTATAAATTGAAATTAACTGAGTGAAAAATTATGATATTAGTTGACTTAAATCAAGTGATGATCTCTAATCTGATGATGCAGATTGGAGGTAAAAAGAATATACAACCTGAAGAAGACCTTATTCGTCATATGGTACTTAATTCTCTTAGGATGTATCGTGCAAAGTTCGGTAAGAAATATGGCGAGTTAGTTATTTGTTGTGATGACAAAGATTACTGGCGTAGAGAACTTTATCCCTATTACAAAATTCATCGTAAAAAAGATCGTGATGAGTCTGCTCTTGACTGGAATATGATCTTCACAATACTCAATGGTATTCGTGATGATATTCGTTCGGAATTCCCCTACAAAGTAATTCAAGTACCACATGCAGAAGCTGATGATGTTATCGGTACACTCTGTCATCGTTTTGGTCATCTTGGTATTATGAATGGTTCAGCCGAGCCTATTTTAATCTTATCTTCAGATAAAGACTTCGCGCAGCTACAAAAGTACGCTAATGTAGAGCAGTATAGCCCTATGGGTAAGAAGTATGTAACATGCAGTAATCCTGCTCGTTACGTGCATGAGCATATTCTCAGAGGCGACAGAGGTGATGGTGTTCCTAACTTCTTATCAGCCGATGATGTGTTCGTTACAGGCAAACGTCAGACACCTCTTGCTACTAAAAAGGTTGATGCTTGGAATGGTAAAGATCCAGAAGAATTCTGTGATGAGCGTATGCTACGTAACTATCGTCGCAATCAACAGTTAGTTGATCTTGATTTTATTCCTGAAAATATAATTGAACAGACAAATGAAATCTATGACAATTATAAATTAAACGAAAGAAGTAAAATTTTTAACTATTTTGTTAAGAATAAAATGAAGAATATGATGAATGTCATCCATGACTTTTAACTGTGAAGGATATTAATGCAATGAACTACACACGAGACTATGATGATTTGATACACATGCGTATACTTGAACGTGAAATTGGTATTATTAAAGATAGATATACCGATCAAGATACGGGTAATCTCCGCACTGCTGTCAGCGTTCTTGAGCGCAGGGTAGAAGAAATAGAAAATAATATTAGAGAGAAAATCTAAATGTACAAATATAGCATTTCAGAATTGCTTACCAAAGTATCGAAGCTATCAAGCAGGAAAGATAAGATTGATATGTTGCGCAGTGAGCATAACATTGTCTTAGAGAATCTTGTTGATCTTTGCTTCAATCCAAACTTAAAGTTTCTATTGCCAGAAGGCACACCACCATACAGACCAGCAACAAAAGCACAGGGATTTGAAATGACTCTCTATGCTAATATGCGTAAGTTTGGTGTGTTTATTGAGAGTGGTCCATATCCTACTATGAATCCACATATAAGAGAAGTGCAGTTTGTGAACTTCTTAGAGTCTCTTGATCCAGATGATGCTAAATTTGTCATTTCGATTAAAGATAAGAAGATGCCATATAAAGGTATCACTCGTAAACTGTTTGAAGAAGCTTGGCCAGCTTTGGCTTCAACTTGGGTGGAAAAAGAAAAGGCAAATGGGTAAGACATATCGTAGAACAAAAGACGAATGGGATGATGATCATTCCACTAATGTTTCTCAAAAAACAAAATTCACTCAGCGTAAAGATAAACGAAAAGAGATGATTCATAATGAAGAACGTACTGAAGACGGCATACGTGATAGGGAACGGAAGTTCGAGAGAAAAATTTAAACTTGAAAGCCTCAAAGGTAAAGGTACAGTTTTTGGTTGTAATGCTCTCTATAGAGACTATGAAGATTATATCTTACCTGACTACTTGGTTGCTATTGATGAAGCTATCATTAAAGAGATTGAAGGGTCAAAATTCCCAAAGGATCGATTCTTAAATCCTCCAGAAGATGAGAAGTGGGAGCCTGTAGAGCTACACTGGGGTAAATCTGATAAGAAAGATTGGAACCCAGCGCGACCACGTTCAAACGCTGGCATGAATGCTATCAATGAAGCAATCAAAAAAGGTTATACATCCATCTACATTTTTGGGTTTGATTTCTTAGTTGTGAATGAAAAGATTGCTATATCAAACGTATTCCATGGCACAGAGTGTTATGGTTTAGATACAAGAGCAAACTTAAACGACACTCGCAATCGAATGAATTATCTTGGCTGGATGATTGAACAGAATCCAGATGTAAAGTTTCTTTTTTGTTATCCTAAAAATGTAATTAAAGGTGGTGTATACACACCAGAAGCGGATAATGTAACTATGTTGGATTTTGATGAATTAAACACTTTACTTTTGGAGTAATAAGATGTATAATGATCTTATGATTGGTTCTTTATTGATATCTATTGTTGGTCTTAGCTTTTATGCAGGTTACAAATACGCTTATTATAAAGTTATCGATTCGACGCTTACAGTATTAGAAGAAGATAATATTATTCGATTGATTGAATTACCAGATGGTGATGTTGAAGTTTATAGTGGGACTAAATTTTATAATGAGGTTAATAGATGAATATTTTCGTACTTGATGAATCCCCAGGGGTTGCTGCTCGTATGCATTGCGATAAACATGTGCCAAAGATGATTGTTGAATCTGCTCAGATGCTATCAACCGCTCATCGTATCTTGGATGGTGAAGAGTATATTGCTCCATCTAAATCAGGTAAGCGTATGGTCAAACATTATCGTTTACCAGAGCATGATAATATAGTATACAAAGCAGTTCATGCCGCTCACCCATGTACTGTGTGGACAATGGCATCAGCAGGTAATTATCATTGGCACTATAATCTATTCCGTGAACTTGCAAAAGAGTTTGAGTTTCGATTCGGTAAGATTCATCGTTCATGGGAAATACTTCAAACTATTCTATCTCCATGCCCTCGTAATATCCCGTCTATTGGTCGTTCTAAATACGCAAAAGCGATGAAAGCATACCCCGATATTGAGAGTATCGAAGACCCAGTAAAAGCATACCAGCAATTTTACAAAGCAGATAAGATTAACTTTGCCAAGTGGGAGAAGGGTCGCCCTGCTCCAAGTTGGTGGAACACTAAATAAAAACAGGAGAAACTATGCCTACATATTGTTTTAAGAATGAAAAAACAGGCGAAGAGTGGGAAGACCTGATGTCTATTGCCGAGCGCAGTACATTATTGGAAAACTCTCCTCATATCCGACAACTACCCCCAACCCAATTAAATATTGTTGCTGGCACGTCAGCAAGCAAATCACTGCGCACGGACGATGGTTGGAAAGAAAATCTATCTCGAATTGCGGAAGCTCATCCTACATCTGAGCTTGCCAGTACACACGGTGATAAGTCTGCTAAAGAAGCGAAAACCCGTCAAGTAGTAGATAAATGGAAAAGTAAAAGGGCAGCAGACACTACACGATGATCCTCTAACATTACCTAAGGATTTCTCATGTATAATAACTCTAACTTAGCTTTCGTTGATGATTATGTCAAATTTAATAATCAAAAGACTAAAAAACAAAAAAGAAAAGAGAAAAAAAGAACTGATCAAACACCAAATGCAGGAATGTCGTTAAGATTAATACAACCAAAAACATCAAATCAATCTAAGACATTTAGAGAATATGACCAAGGCAACCACTTACTACTACAAGGTGTGGCTGGTACAGGTAAGACATTTATTTCTTCATATCTTGCTATGAAAGAAGTTTTGAATCAGAACGAAAAAAAACAAAAGCTAGTTATTGTACGATCAGTAGTCCCTACCAGGGACATGGGATTTCTTCCAGGGAGTCAAAAAGAGAAGCAGAAAGCATATGAACTACCATACATTAGTATATTTTCAGAGTTATTTGGGCGTGGCGATGCATACGATGTTTTCAAGAATAAAAACATGGTGGAGTTTATCAGTACATCCTTCATTCGTGGAATTACTCTCAGTGATTGTATTGTTCTTGTTGATGAATGCCAGAACCTCACATTTCACGAATTAGATTCTATTGTAACACGTATTGGAGAGAACACTCGTATTATATTCTCGGGTGATTTTAGACAGAGTGATTTAGAAAAATCAGGCGACCGACAAGGCATTCTTGATTTTATGAAAATTGTTAAATCTATAAAAGGTTTTAAAACGGTTAATTTTGTGGAGGAAGATATTGTACGAAGTGAATTGGTCAAATCGTATATTATTGCTAAATTAAATGAAGGTATCTACTACTAAGTTTGTTCATGATGACAGGTTCACACCTGTTGATTTAAACGCTACAACAACACCTGAGGGAAGGCGATATGTCACTCCCTCGGGTGAATTGTATGAATCAGTTACCACTGCTCTCGGTAAAGATCCAGAAAAGAAAAAAGGATTAATGGCGTGGCGAAAGCGAGTTGGCGAAAAAGAAGCCAATCGTATTAGTCGCCTGGCATCTACACGTGGTACTTCCATGCATACCATCTGTGAGAACTATCTCAACAATGAAGAAGATTATGTTGGTAAAGCAATGCCAAACGCTGTTGATATGTTCCGCACAATCAGACCCATCCTCGATAAAGCAATCACAAAAGTCTATATGCAAGAGTGCGCTTTGTATAGTGATGTATATAAATTGGCAGGTCGGGTAGATTGTATTGCTGATATCAAAGGTCAGTTGACTGTCGTTGATTTTAAGACATCAATGAAGCCAAAGAAACGAGATTGGGTTAAAGATTATTATCTCCAATGCTCTGCTTATTCGTTTATGCTTGAAGAGATGTATGGCGTAAAGGCAGATCAATTGTTAATTATAATTGCTGTGCAAGATAACGAGCCACAATTATTTATGGGAGACCCTTATAAATACAAAGACGATCATTTTTTTACAAGTCGTATAGGATAATACAATGTTTAAATGGGCGGTTCTTACACTAGTTTTGATGCTTACAAACCCTGTGGTTGCTCAAGAATCAATTAAGTTAGTTCCCAAGCCAGTCGTCTGCGGTCCGCATACTGAGATAACTGAAAAAATTACTGCTGCTGGTGAAACAGAGTTTGAATACCTTGGCATGTATGAACCAGAAACAGATAAGAACGTACAGGTCGTGTTTTCAATATATAGAAGTCCAAAGAATAAAACATTTACAATAATGGAAACATCAATTTCAGGCGTTTCCTGTATTATTGGGGGTGGTTGGTTTAAACAACAAATAAAAGGACCTAAATTATGAATGCAGCCTTGAAATGGTGGATACAGACAGCAATTATTGTTTTCTCTGCATTCATGATTGATCAATATGGTTGGTGGGAGTTTCTATACAATGCTGACATGACGAAGATCAGTTTTGTTATTATTGGTGTGTTTATAATCTCCTCTCTATCAATTGGGTTCATCAGTCTTAAAAGCACTAACTGGGACCACGTTGATAGGCTAACTAACTATGTTTGGTTTGGCAGCGAGGTAATGGTCACGCTTGGTATGATTGGTACTGTTGCTGGCTTCCTTATCATGTTGAATACAGCGTTCACTGGTTTAGATGTAAATGATATTAAAAACGTGCAGGAAGCCATATCTGACATGGCTATTGGTATGAGCACTGCTCTTGTTACTACATTGGTGGGACTTGTTTGTTCAACTATCATTAAGATACAAATGATTATTTACGAAAATACATGACATGGACACAAATCGATATAAAAGCACGTTTGGATTTGTAGATTTATTGTTTAACCTTCTTGTAGGTTTTACATTCCTATTCATGCTTGCGTTCATTCTTATCAATCCAGTCGCTAAAAAAGAAGCTCATGACCCAAAGGCTGAGTATCTTGTTATTATGTCATGGGATGATAATAGTAAATCTGATATCGATCTATGGATTAAAGACGATAAGGATAACGTAGTTGGTTTCCGCGCAAAAGATTTTGCTTTGCTCACACTTGATAGAGATGACCTTGGTGATCGGAACGATATGTATACCTCCAAGGAAAATGTTGAACTTATCCCTGTCAATAGAGAAGTTATAAGCATCAGATCAAAGACACAGAGAAGATATGTAGTCACAACACATTTTTATAACAATCTTGGTAACCCTGATATAACACCTGAAAACATTAAGATTGAATTACTTCAGGTAAACCCGTATAGGATTCTAAAGATTGTAGAGGTAACACTCACTGAGCCTAGTGAAGAGAAGCATGTGTTTGAATTTGAAGTCCTTAATGATGGTGATGTTGTCTTTCATGAAAGTAATCAACTGATTGTTAACGATGTCGCTCTTCAATCAATACCATATATGGATCGACCCTAATGGATATGTTATTCACATCAACAAATTTGTTACTGTTATGGATATTTGCAGGGATTGTATGCTTTATCCCTCTTGTCGTAAAAAGCCCCTTTTTTAAGTATGTCGTGGTTGGTGTCGTTCTTGGTGTTGTTTATACAACATTCATGGTCAATAAAGAGTTTATCGGCAGATCAAGGCATGAACCATTCATTAAAGAGTTCGTATACAAGTATCACTCTATTGGTAATGTTTGGGGTGAGAAGTACATCACAATGGTAGTCCATGATGGTAAAGATGATCTACTCATTCGTTTCCCATGGACCAAGGAGAAGCAAAAGCAGCTCCAGAGAGTTCAGAAACGTGCTCAGAAGGGTATAGCTCAGAAGGGTAAGATGTCTCGTAAGAAGAAAAAGAATCTATTTGAAACCAGCAAAACTAAGCTTATGTTCTATGATTTCCCTTTCCAAGAGCGGTTCCCTAAAAATTAGATTTTTATAAAAAAGTTGACTTTATAAAAAAAATGTGGTATTATATAATATTCACTATTTTTTACAACTAAACTCTTATTTTAATCTTCCGTGGTCTATTGACTACTCTAACATCATCTTCATTCTTTTTTTGTAACCTCGCTGCCTCTTCGTATGCGAAGCATTTAACGTATGCTGTTCCTTCTTTGGTCATCTTATTCATAATATATCCTATCTGTTTCAATTATACTATTATACACTAAACGTATTAATATTTAATTAAAAAAAACAAAAATAATCTTTTTTCAAGTATCGTTTAAAATCAACCACTTAGCAGGTACGATTTTTCTTGACTTTATTATGAAAACAAAGTAATATAGTTATAATAGAGATTAACACTTGATAAGGAAATTGAAATGACAAATTTAAACGAAGTAGTAGTTGGAACGAAATTAATTGGTAACTGGTGTTCATCAATGCCTTTTTCTTATGGTATAGTTACTGGTATCATTAAGTCAGTAAGTGGTGTGTCAGTTCCTCCAGTTGCTGTTGTGAAATGGAATGATATGGGTGAAATAAAGTACCCTATGTCAGACCTCGAATCTGTATTAAATGACGGAATGTGTGAAGACATTATAGGTGGTGTTTCGTGGCTTGTTGAAAAAGGAGAAAATGGAATTGGCATAAGCAAATTTGGAATTGGCGTTTATTCTGAAGAATAATTTGTTTTTATCGAAAATAACCCTTGACTTTATTATGAAAACAAAGTATACTAAGTATAATAGAGATTAACTTGATAAGGAAATTGAAATGATTAATTATGTAGCAGCTTGTAACGGTGGAATTAAAATGTTTTACGGCGAAAGCCGTGGTAGCCAAGGTCAATTTAAAGACTTTGTTTTCTCTACCACTCCAGTTGGAGTTGCTGGTTTCATGAACGAGCTTGGTCTTGCTGAAACACTTATGGGTTCTAGCAACATGGATTTTGCTACTGAAGAAGGCTTTGATACTGATGATGGAGCCCAGCTTCTTCTTAAACGTGCATTTGAGTTAATTTGAAATTAATTTGTTTTTATTGAAAAATAACCCTTGACTTTATTATTAAAACAAAGTATACTTAGTATAATAGAGATTAACATTAAATTATGGAGAAGTGAATATGTCTAGTGATTATTTTTCAATCGGAACTGAGTTTGATTCATCTTGGGGCAAATGTACCCATAGCCAAACAGTTCTTCCTATTCCTGAAAATGTTCGTGAGATGCCTTGCGATACATGTTCTAAGGTAGATTCGTGTGCTGATAACATGACTGAATGCTCTGCTTTTCGCAACTGGACCGCAGCTGGTAACTTTGCTGATAGCGATGTTCAGCGTTTTATTCGCGCAATTAAAAATTAAATAGGGGAGAGGAAATTACTGGAACCTTCGGGTTAGGGTTAAGAGCCACTGAAAATTTCTTCTTTTATCGAAAATAACCCTTGACTTTATTATTAAAACAAAGTATAGTTAGTATACTAGAGATTAACAAGATTTAACTGGAGAATATATATTATGAGTGCATTAGTAGAAACAATGGCATATGCAGGCGAATTACCTTGGCACGGTCTTGGTACTAAAGTTCCTTCAGACTTGACACCAGAGCAGATGCTCGAAGTAGCAGGTCTTAACTGGGAAGTTGAAGCCCGCGATATGTTCGTTACAGATGGTAACGGTGAGCAAGTCATGGTTCCAAAGAAAAAAGCTCTTTATCGTGCTTCGGACGATAAGTTCTTTTCAGTGATTGGTGATGACTGGAAGCCACTTCAGAACACTCAAGCGTTTGAGTTTTTTGATGACTTTGTACAAGCTGGTGACATGGAAATGCATACAGCAGGTTCATTGCAAGGAGGATCTCGTGTTTGGGCTCTTGCTAAAGTCAACGATGCGTTTGAAGTATTCAAAGGCGATGTTATTGAGCAGTTTCTTTTGTTCTCAAACCCACATATGTATGGTGCTTCGATAGATATTAAAATGACACCGACTCGTGTTGTTTGTACAAATACTCTTCACTTTGCTCTTCAAGGTGCTACTGACTATGCTGTTAAAGTAAATCATCGTCAAAAATTTGATGGTGACATAGTTAAAGAACAGCTTGGTGTCGCAAAAGAGAAATTAGCTATGTACAAAGAAGCTGCTCAGTTTCTTGGCTCTAAGCGTTTCACTAACGATAACATCGTTGAGTACTTCAACTCTATGTTCCCTCGCACTTCTAACAGAAAAGATGCTGAAAATGCACAGTCGAAGAATTCTGAAGAAGCTATGGAGCATCTTTACACACAGCCAGGAGCAGAGTTTGGTGCTGGCACTTGGTGGAATGCTTTCAACACCGTTACCTACATGACTGATCACACAATTGGTCGTAACAATGATAGTCGCCTGACTTCAGCTTGGTATGGTGCTAACTCTAAATTGAAAGCAAAAGCTCTTAAATCTGCAATCGAATACGCAGAAGCAGCTTAATCTAAATGGGGAGCTTCGGCTCCCCTACTTGGAGTTTTTATTATGAAAATGTTTATTGTGTTATTGTATATTGCAAATGGTGAACCTGCAAAGATTGCTGATGTATATCCAACTGCTCCAGGTGCATATCAAACGTGTAAAGAAAACGCTAAACAATTAAATATAGGTACGAAGGGCGGTCGTTGGGACTGTTCTATTAAACAAGAAAAGGATATTAAATGATCGATTACATTAAAGAACGAATCAAAGAAGCATCTTCACTTCACGGTGGTGCTCTTATCGCCATGGGTGTTGTCATTTTAATTGGAGCTCCTTTTGTTAAGATTGCTGCTTATGCAGCTATTGCATGGGGCGTAATTGCAATTGTAAAAAAGGGTTGACATTTCAGTCAATATAGACTATAAATAAGATTGTAGTTCGTTGATACAAATTGACTACTGTACTGGACTGGGGGGCAGTACCCCACGCCTCCACCATAAGCACACGAATAAGGAATAGAAGTATTAGCAATCTTAAATTTAAATGTAAAATATTTTATATTGTTAAAGGACATCTTAACGTATCAAAACAAACCATAGAAGATTGTTACGATTATTATTTTAAAAGAATGTGGAATAATAATGAGAGTTACATGGCCGAAGAGGGGTTTGAAGATTCGTATCGTGTGTTTATGATGGGGGCGAAATAGGATCGACAGGCAGGGATAGATGAGAGTAGAACTACCGACTGGCAGCGTTATTCGCCAAACACTATAGATGCAAACGATAATGTATCACCAATGGCTCTTGCAGCGTAAGCTGTGATTGTCGGGGTTTCGGTGGGTGTCCTAGCAACAGAATCACCCACCACTCTATTTGAATGTGAGGATATAGATAATAATAATAATGAAAAATAAATTAATAAAAAAGGTGAAAAAGATGGAGCTTGGTAATCCTGTACTGACAACACTAGTTGGACTAGTAGTATTCTATATTGGTTTAAAGATGTTTTCTGGTGGAATGAAGCAGATGGGAAACCTAGATCATTTGAGTTATTTTATTCACAATCCCTATTGGATGTTCCTTGGCGGTATTGTAATGACGATACTCTGGCAATCATCTTCCCTATCTACTACTGCTATTATTGCATTGGTAGCTTCTGGGGCTGTTCCTCTTCCAGCTGCTATTGCAGCTGTTCTTGGAGCAAATATTGGAACGACAGGTACAATATGGATTGCTGGTTTCCTTGTAAGTGATGGTATGCCTAAAGGGGACACGTTGAGAATAGCACTTGCACATACTGGAGCAAATTTGTTCATGTCTATATCACTCCTTCCATTTGTACATCATATAGCTCGTTTCCTGACTAGATACTAGCTACCCTTGAAACGCTTGGTTGAGGTTCTAGCTATGAGGAAAACGCTTGACTGAGGTTTAATCTTAGCTTGGGTAAAATTTGATATAATGTAATAAATACTTGTGAGCAATATGGCTCCTTAAAATATTTTTTGGGAATAAAAAAATGAATACGTTTTTCGACGGTTTGGTTAAATACTTTGAGACAATTGGTACAGCACGAGCTTCACATACATTGAATGCACTTCGCAAAGAAGGTCTACACGTTGATGCGGATAAACTTATGCGCCGCCAATACAATCAACATAATCATTGATAAGGAAATGATTAACTTCCTTAAAAGGTGGGGTATTGGTCTACCCAGAAATAATGATGATATGCATCGGTACTATATTGTTGAATATGGTGATGTCGAAGGCAAACGTCTTTATAATAATTGGCGAGTGAGGAAATAACATTGTTTCCTTATACAGATGAAGAAGCCGAATGGCTTGCACACACACACATTGCAAAGGGTGATGCCTCAATACATCCGCGGGAGCCTATGGTTAGCTTCCAATTTTTACATAGTCGTAAAAAATAGTTAATATTATATCATAGCACATTTTTTTTATAAAGTCAACCCTTTTATTAAAAACAAAAATCTATAAATAGTAATAGAAAAGGAAAACTATGAAACTCAAAGCAATAATATTTGCTTTGGTATTGTTTTATCCTTCTATATTACTTGCTGCTGACACAAATACATCGTCTACAGTAGTGACCGATAAAGCACCACCAACAGCATCGGCTCCGTCAATTGTTATTAATAATAGCGATGTATGTAAGAGTGCGGCTAGTGCTGCAATCCAAACACAGATACTTGGATTTGCTTCAGGCATTACTATTACTGATGAAAATTGTGAAAGACTCAAACTTGCTCGTAGTATGTATGGTATGGGTATGAAAGTTGCTGGTGTTTCATTATTATGCCAAGACGCAAGAGTGTTTGATGCAATGTGGATGGCTGGTACACCTTGTCCATACAAAGGTCGAATTGGGGATGCTGCTCAAGCTGCATGGTTAGAAAACCCAGAGGATGCTCCTGACGATAGCAAATACGTTAAAAAAAAAGTAACGAAGAACAGCGGGTAGTTGAATATGATATGCCCGATGATTATTCCGACGAAGAACGAATTACAGAAGCTCCAGAAACTGGTGTATACGTCAGCGGTGGGATTGCTCTTGCCATTGTTGGTATGCTCTTTGGTATTCCTCCCTTCCTCATATTCTAACGCAGGCGGGGTAAACTCAAATACAATTTTAGACGGGTCATCTACTACTGGTACATCAAGTGGTAATCCGACTAGTGTTACTGTTACTAACGATGATAATTCAACTACTACTACCCAGACAACCCCAATTACAACAACTACAACTACATTTGGTGTTACCCAAACTGAGGCTCCTAATGTTGTAACAAATCCTACCTTTACAAATTCACTTGGCGGTGGTTCAAGTAGTGGTTGGTCTATTACACAATGCCCAGGTGGTTGTGCATTTAGTCCTAATAATGGATTTATGGCAGGCAACGGTGGCACGATAACCCAATCGTATACCCAGGATGATCTTTTTCCAGACGCAATTAATTCGACAGAAGAAGCACAGGGAATGACATTTTCTTTTGGTGCAGAAGTAGATAATGATCAAGCAGGAAACAATCTAGCAGATACTTGGTCAATAAAATTAGAATTGTTTGATTCAGATAATTCATCATTGGGTAGTACTGAAATTGGTAGTACTGTAATATTTGCCCCAACTATTAGAACTGGTGCATTAGAAATAGATTCTGGGAGTGTTGTTGATACTGGGGTGTTAACTATATTTGGAAATACAGCTCTTAATGGCGATCACAGATTTGGTCCTTTCTTTAATGATGTATTTACTACCTTTACCTATAACGAAATAGAAGAGACAATTACTACAGCATTAACATACGATACTCTCATTACTAATATTAGCTGTGAAGTTCTAAACACATGCGCTGTTATAAGCACATCTACAGCAGATGATATTGCAACAGGAACAATTGATATTGTTAGTGATACAAGCGTAGCAGAAACAACTATATCTGCACCTGTTGTAGTTGTGCCATTACCAACAGTTGTTGCCTCAGTAGAAACTACTTTAGAAGTTGCTGAAATAGCACAGATATCGGAGATAACAAATGATACAGCAAGTACATCTGATACAGGAACATCTGTGGAGTCAGAATCAGTCTCATCATCCCTTGAAGTTGAACCAGAAGCAGAACCAGAAGTCAAACAACAAGTTGCTCAAGAAAAACAGAGTGCAAAATCCAAAGTTTCCATTGTTGAGCCCAAAAAATCTGGAAGTTCTGCTCCGTCTAGAAGTTCTAATTCGAGCACTCAGTCAAAAGGAAAAAAGACTACTGTCAAACAGAAGGCAGCGGTAAAGAAGAAGGCTATGTCAAAGGCTGGAAATAAAGCAGTTAAGAAGATGGGCAACAAAAAATACTCCGATACCAATCAAATAAAAACACTTGTTATTATGCAAGTGTTGGGTAACACAAAGAGTTTCTTCAATACTCAAGCGCAACTGAAAGATACACCTAATTTCTTTAGTGACAGATCAATACCTGATAATAATATATCAGATAACAACTATACATCTTATTTTTTATTTGGTGGCAGTGACAGTGATCACGATGCATTAATAGGAACCCAGTATAGGAGATAATCATGGCTGAAGTAGAATTTGCTGGAGTAAAATTTAAAGGCGGTAAAATGATTGCTATCGTTATGGCATTATCGACTCTGGTTGGTGGTCTATATGGTGCGTTTGAAGTGTATAAAGATTATATGGATATGAAAGAAAAAATAGAAAGTTATCAAGCACCAGATTTGTCTGACTTTAAACAAAAACTTGCAGTGTTGCATGGTGAGATGGTAGCACTTAAAGAGATGGAAAATATGATAAAACAATCAGCCAATGATGCAAGAGATTATACAAAAGATATAAAAAGAGACTTAAAAGAAGAAATACATCATATGTCAAAACAGGTGGATGATATAGAGAAGCGTGGTAAAGAAGCGTTTCGTATGGTAAGAGAAAGTGTTGATACTAACGATACAAAAGTTCGCAAGTTAGTGACAGATAGTAGTGATCGGTTTGATAAACGCAGAGAGCAATTACGAAACGATATGGATAATCTTGAAACTCGTATTAAGAGCGAGATGAAAAATTTAAAGGGTGAGATAAATAATAAGATAAAGAAAGCATTGGAAAATCCTTTAGCAAATATGAGGAAATAACATGATTGTAGAAAGTATGGCTGCATTTGCACTTGTAAAAGGTGCCGTCGATGCTGTAAAGTCCGCTATTGATACAGCTGATGATGTAAAAGGTATTTACTCTGGACTCGACTCGCTATTCAAACACCGTGATGCTGTAGCAAAAGAAGTAAAGAAAAGCAAACAAGTTAAACCCAAAAGCAAATTGAGCCTTTTCTTTAATAAAAAAACAAACGAAGATACAGAAGACGATCTTAGTGTTGGTAATGTTGCGGCCATGGTGTTGGAACAGAAGAAAATAGACCGGGACATCTTAAACTTGGGTATTCGGATCGACAACAAGTTTGGATTAGGAACATGGACAGAGATTATAGAGACACGTGAGAAGATGATTGTAGAACGCAACATAAAGCGTAAAAAACTGAAAGAAGCTACTGAAGAACGCATCAAAGAAAAAAATGCGTTTTGGGACAGGGTTCTTTACATTATGGGTGAAATTGGCAAGGTTATTATAGTTCTATTAGTATTTAGTATGGTTGTCTATTTTATATGGATAAACCGCGCTGGTTCAGAACCAACATTGATTGTTGAATCTTCAAAAAACATTGTTTTTATTGAAAATAACCCTTGACTTTATTATGAAAATAAACTATAATTAGTATAATAGGGATTAACACTTGATAGGAAACTATATTATGACAAACAATGAAATGAAATTACATACTTTAAACGAAATGGCCAGTCATGTAGCTTGCTTTACTCAGAAATTACAAGTTCTTGAAGCGTTAGATGGAGACAATACAACATCTGGTGCTTTTGATCTACGCGATCAATTGACTTCCTTAACGCAAACTATGGGTGATTTGGACAAAGAGGTTTCTCGGGCAATAGCAGTTGTTCCAGAAAAATGAAAATAACCCTTGACTTATGTAATTAAATAGGTTATTATTGTTATATTGATTGATGATGAGGGATGTGAATGAAAAAATACTTATTGGTAATACCTGCGATTTCGTTAGTTGCATTCTCAGCAAGTTTTATTCTTGCTGAGGAAAAGGTTAGCCCTCCTATAGAAGTTCTTGAACCAGTTGTTGAGGCTGTTGTGGAGCCTGAAATTGTAGAAGAGAAAACAGATCCCGAGCTGATCTGCCTTGCCATGAATATATATCATGAAGCAAGGAACCAATCTATAGCTGGACAAATGGCTGTGGCACTGGTAACTATCAACCGTATGAACGACCATCGTTACCCCAATACAATATGCGAAGTTGTAATGGAAGGTCCGACCAGAGTATCTTGGAACGACAAAACAAAAGAATACCCTATTAAACACCGTTGTCAATTTAGTTGGTTTTGCGATGGTCTATCTGATACTGTAAAAGATTTTGATACGTTTATGAATATAACAAAACTTGCAGATATTATTATAACTCAGCTTGTGGTAGATATTACTGATGGTGCAACACACTATCATGCGGACTATGTTAAGCCAGCTTGGGCTGCAACAAAGACACGAACAACAAAGATTGATGATCATATTTTTTATAGATGGGAAAAATAAATGCTCGATACAAAGAACTTCTCAATAACAATTGAAAAAGTTGTTAATGAATTAAAGATACCATATATGGATGCCATATGCTGGTACTGCGATAAGAATGAAATTGAAGTTGAAACAGCGGCAAAGCTAATCAATACAAAGATTAAACAGTGTATTGCTCTTGAAGCAAGTGACCTCAACCTCATGAAAGAAAAGATTAACAGTCTGCCAGTATGATTATGTATGATGTAAATGAAGGATTTGATGCGTATAAAACATATCTCGCTCTGAAGCAACACTTCACGAGCGATTATGACTACTTTAAATACAACGGTAAGGTACGTGCTAAGTCCGAATCTTTTTTGAAAAGAAACGATAAGTTCTTTTTTAGAAAGCTACAAAAGAAATACTCTAAGGATGAGCTTGTTGAGTTCTTTGTTAGTAATTTTATTGTGGGTGGAAACAATTGGATTGGTAATTTAATATCAAAAGAAAGCGAAGATAATTATGCAAATTGGCGAAAGAGTTCTGAAAGTATTACCTATAATTTTCATAACGACCTACGTTGGTTGTCTGATTATTGCAGCGAAAATGATATATCAGCTAACGATCTTATTGTTGTAGATAAGAACGATCATCCAATTCTACTTAAACTTTTTCTTCAAAACAAAATAACAACAGAGACAGTCATCATTCTTGATAGCGTTCTTGGCTTTGTTCGATATTGGAATGCTAAGATAGATGACATTATTTGGGATGAGAAAAAGAAGTTATTGAATAATTATAAATCATTCGTACGGTATGATATCGACAAATGTAAACAATTAACAAAGGAGACATTACTATGAATAAAATTATATTATCATTAGTAGCTCTTGGCTTTTTAGGTGCTTGTGCTCCTAGTGGCGTATGGAGTAAAGCTAATGGCAAGCCAGAATATGTATGGATTGGTTGCCACGATGTAGTTATTAATCCATCTGACACTGGTGAAATAGCTTTTGGACCTTTTGGTTTGAAAGTTGATAAGATTTACTTGAAGCAAGTAAACAAAGATGGATCTGTTACTCCTACAACTACAGGAGTACCTTGTGAACAATGAAGTTGAAAGATACGTTGGTGAACTCCGAGAGCTTCGCCAGCGGGTAGCGGATCTTGAACAAAGATTAGGTATACCGAATGCCTTTAATGCTACAACAAACGAACCATTTTTTTATAATGTTTTAAAAGAAAGAGGAAAAAAAGATTGACATTTGCTACTAAGTATAGTATATTTAATAT